TCCTGGTCCTGTTGATGGTGTGTTTGGTAAACTCACACAGCGTGCTGTTCGTAGCTATCAACACAGGTACAGGGACTTTCTTATCGTTGATGGGATTATTGGTCGTAATACTTGGAGGATGCTGTTCTCATAATGGGACAGTTTACCTATAGATTAGGAGGCAATTATGCCAAAAGGTGAAGGTTACGGAAGCTTTGAGGATACGTTTGGTGGTCAAGATGATGGTCAACCGTATGATTCTTCTTCTAATATGAATAAAGCGGATATGGAACGTGCTGCTAAAGTTAACGCTACTTATCTAAGATCAACTAAATTAGGGAATGCTATTGAAGGTGGCAGACCCTTCGGAAAGTAGGAGACAATGGCAAGATCATATGGTTCAGTAGACGCTGCAAGGCGTAAAACATCTCAACGAACAAAAAGTAGTCGTAAGCCAAGTGGGGGTAAATCTCCTTCAGCGAAACGAAAGAAAGTAACAAGAGGCGCTGCTAAAGCTGCTCCTCCTGCTGCTAGTGAACGTTACGGTCCTGGCGCTACTAAGCGTAAGAGTACTCGTAAACCAGGTGGTAGTGCTGCTTCTGCTAAAAGTCGACAAACTAAGCGGATGACTCAAGGTGCTGCTAAAACAGCTCCTAATGCAGTAAAGCGATCTACTACTCGTAAGAGTACTCGTAAACCAGGTGGTAGTGCTGCTTCAGCTAAAAGTCGACAGACTAAACGTTTAACTGCTGGAGCTGCTAAAGCAGCGCCTAATGCAGTAAAGAGTCCTCCTTCAAGACGCAAACCTGGTGGTGGGCGTAAGAAAGAAGGTACTAGAGGCGGTTATCCTCAAGTTAGAGCGCAAGGTACTAGAGGTGGTTCTCCGCAGGTTAGAGCGCCTAAACCTAGAAAAGCTCCTTCTCGTAACATAGCTCATGGTGGAGTTTACCGTGGAGGCGGACCTCGCATCCATGATGTAGCGAAATTTAAGCAAAACATTGCTTCCGCTGCAGCTCGTAAAATTAGCCCTAAGAAATTAGGTAAAAAGCTTCCAAGAGGAAATAACTAATGCCTGCTAGAAAAGGTGGTCGAGCTTCTAAGACGGTAAGGACAGGTAAACGACCTGCTAGAAGAACACTGGAAAAAAGACCTGTACGAAAAACACGCACAGCTAAAAGACCAGCTAGAAGATACAAGTAATGGCAATGTCTATTCAAGACTTGTTAGCTTCTATTTCTGGCGGTCAAGGTATGTCTCATATTAGTCAGGGGTTTTCTCCTGCTACTAGGATGCCTCAAGCTAAACGCAGACTGCCTGCACAACCTCCTATGAAACCGCCTATAGCTGTGCCTTTACCTAGTAGGCCAGATAGCGGACCTAGACCTGCTACACCTATGCCATATAACCCTAATCAAACACCGACAATGGTTCCATTAGGTGGTGGAATGCAAAGCAAATCTTTTAGGATGAATCCTAATATGCAAGCAATTATTGAGGCTGCAGCACAAGGCAGACAAAGAGGAAATGCACCTCAAGCAAGAGCGCAACGTTTTATGCGCTCTGATCCAAGTCAAATGTTGGGCATGGTCCAACGGTAAGGAATTATTATGACAGAACAACGTGTACCTTTTAACTTCAAAGATTGGTGTGAACGAGCTTGTTGGACAGCCGTTCAATCTTTCTTAGCTGTATTCGTAGTCAGTGATTTATCTACAGTTCGTAGCGCTGTTATAGCTGGCGTTGCTGCTGGCGTATCTGCTATTAAGTCTTTGGCAAAGGAACGTTTGCAAGGATCATAATGGCAGAAAACAGTCAGTTCGAGCATGAGTGGGCTGAGTGGATGGCTATTCAGGGTCTTGATATAGAAGACGAAATACAGCACGAAATAGAACTCAACATGACTAAATTAGACATGCTTGATGGTACGCATGGTCAATGGCATGAGGGTGAACTTGGTGTGCTTATAGTCTTTGGTGAACAAGAGGCTAGAGGAATTGTTAGAAATTGGAAAGAGTCTGCTAAAGGCAATTTGATTTCTTTAACATCTATCTTGAATTGGATAGAAGGCTTTTCTTATTTCTTGCAGGATTGTATTAACACTAGGGATTTAGAATCCTAGTTTGTCTCTGACTACTTCATGTTCAAGGAGTAGTCTACGCATCTTCTCTGCTAAGGCATCTCTGCGCCTAGCGAATGTAGTCTTTGGCATTCCTAGAGATTTTGCTACGAAACGCATAGATAGCCCTACATCTACAAGCATGTGGTATATCCATTGCTCTTCGTCTGTTAGTTGATTGAACATGTCTTCTACAGCAATGCGTAGCTTTTTATGTTTTTCTTCGTGCAATTCTGTGGACATGTCAGGTTCAAAGCCTGGCCTAGCGTGCATGAGAGCTTCTGCCTCTGTTTCAAAGTAGCGTTGGCTAAGTCCTTGTACTTGGCTTCTTGTTCGAACAGGTCGTAGTGATGGGAACTTTAGTAGTTTCAAACGGTTAAAGAGTTCTTCTCCCTCTGTTTGGTCAGTCACCATCCCACGGAAGGAGCTTAGAGCTTATTGAAAAGTATTTCTTTCCTTCCGCAAAGTTGCCTAAAGGCACATCGTTTTTGTTAATGATATTCATTAGTTCTCTGAACTTTACTTGTGCAAAATTCTGTCGTGTTGAAGACCACACCCATAGATATAGTGGCGCTTCTAGCCCATCCCACCATTGCATTGCTGCTATCTTTTCCATCTTTATCTTTAGTGGCGTCTTACCCATACCCATAACTTCGACTAAACGTGTTGGGTCGGCTTGCACATAATCGGGTGTGTATCGTATAACGTGGGGTAGGTAATGGAACTTGGTCATTCCTTCTGGTCTGTTAAAACCAAACCTAGCCCATTGTGTGTTGCGTTCTTCAAACGCTGTTTCTGCTTCATCGCCCATAAATTGGAATCTATGATTGTATGACGCTTGATGGAAAGGTTGGTTCGTCATTTCTTTACTCCGTGTAGGCGATGTATTTGTCTATCATCATCATAGGCTAAACCGTTAAGTGCGTCTTCTATACCTTTGACATAATTGGAAATGTCGCCCCTTAAGGGCGACATTTCCGTTTCGAGAGGTGAAACCGTTACGGTAACCTTCTTATCCCTTAACACAATGCTTAAGGAAACTGGTCCTTCAAACTTCGGACCTTTATAGTACGACTTCACTACCTCTTCCCAGTCTCTTGTAGCCTTGGGAGTGTATGCCCATTGTTTACCATTCTTGCTGGTAACTCTAGGTCTACCTTTACTCTTAGGTCTATGTGGGATTGAGAACTTGTATGGTTTAGTCAAGGGCTTTCTTTCTAGCAGCGCTGTCTACTAAATCTCGTATGCGTTGCTCTCTGTCATCTCTGTCAGTGAACTTTTCTAGTCTGTCGTCTAGTCTTCTCACCCAATCTACTGTAGCGTCTATTGAGTATTCTTGCCATAGTAGGCTACAAGCGAAGCTAAATAAAGTAGCTGACCTGTCTTCTTTTAACGTAGGGTTATCCCATATGCGTTGAGCTGAACCATAGAATTGACCTTCTGTCTTGGTCCCTGCTGAAACTTGTTTTAGTTTTGCAGGTTCAGTGGCTCTGTGTAGTTGCATAAGTTTACGGTACACTCCTGGTGGTGTTCTGTTAGCCATAGCTTCTTTCGTGAACTCATCTAGTGTGTAGCCTTCTACTACTTGCCTGCCTTTGTCCCTGACCTTGGGGTACGGTAAGCGTAGGCAGTTACCTATCTTGCCTTGCTCTAGTCTGACTTGTTTGGGGTAGACTTCTCGTATTGGTACGTCTACTGTTCTGCAAGCTCCGATCATTCCTTTGCGTGCGACTTGCGCTGACAATGCTTCTTTGAGGTAAACCCATACATGGTAGCCTTTACTGCGTGACGGTTCCTTCCATGCTTTTATACTCATCTGATCTAATAAGGTAATCAGATTGTCTGCATGTACGCTTGATAGTTCGCCTTCGTCTAAGTCTACGGCTACCCAAGAAACCATCCAAACGTTGTTTCGTTCCCATAGTGGGTACACGCCTATAGGGACATCTCCTCCGAGATGATCCGCTATGGCTTCTTTATAGATTTCGTCTGTAAGGTCTTTGGTATGTGGTCGTACCCTGTCCTTGACTAAAGCTATTGCGCCTCCTTCGTGAAGGCTTGCGAAGTCGTCTAGTACGTCTTTTACTCTACCCATCGTTCATCCTCTGGGATATCTGACTCGTAGTATTCACGAACAAATCCACAAGCAGGGTCCATGTAATAGTCAATAGGTGGTGACGTTATCTGACAGGGTGGGCGCTTGTTCTTGCATAGGTCTAGCGATACGCTGACGCTATGTATGCGCCGTTCCTCGTCTGATAGTTTAGGGTCTTCACGTTTTCGGAATACGTTTAGTTGTTGTATTGCGTATTCGTCTGCGTTGAACTTGCCTGAGTTCATACCATTTGAGGTTCCTCGTTGTGAAGATTTCCCTGATTGATGTACAAGTCCTACAGGTAGGTTCTGATATTCTGCCCATTCTTTCAAGCCTTTGAGAACGTTTGATACGCCTTCGTAGCCTGATGCTTTAGGTAGTTGTTCTAAGAAATCCACCATTACAAAACCTGGTTTGCTTTGCCAGTAGTCTTCGCATTCGCTCATTGCTTCGCTCATGTCTTCAAACGTCATAGCGTTAGGGAATATCTTGACACGATCTAGGAAGCCATCTCTAGCTTCGTTAATCTCTCATCGGGTGTGTAGATGACTCCATAGAAGTCAGGGTTCTCTTGCAAGTTTCTAGCGATACTTGATAGCAGGACAGCGCTCTTTCCTGAGTGCGCTCTGCCTGTAACGACTAAAACATCTGAGGGCCAGATGCCTCGCATCTTGGAGTCTATGTCTTGCAATCCGAGGTAGAAGCAGTCGTGGCTTCCCTTAGCGTATTGCACCCACTTGTCTACAGCTTCCGATGTGGGTTTGAAAAATTTGTATTTGTCTCCCTCTTGGGAGAGGTCAAGACCATTGATCCTGGCCTTGACCTCTTCCTCAGTGAGGGTTATTGCACCCTCAGACATTACTTAGCCTTGTAAGCGAATTGTTGTAGCTCTGCCCTGCGAGCTAACCAATCCCATTCGACGGCATCAGCTTCTGTCTGTCCCCCGACTTGATCCCAGACTTTCAATGGCACGTTACTATCACCATCGTTGATCCATACTCCATAGTCTCGTTCTACCGTAATGCCACAGTGCTTGAGTGCATCTGCTGTGATAGAGAAGTTAGGATAGTTAGTTCCACGATTCGTG